CATCATGTCTGCACGAGAAGAAACAGAGTAGTGTACGTGAGCTTCAGCACCACCTACGAAGTTGTAGAACTCACGGAATCCAGTACCGAATTCACCGATATCAGAGAAACGCTCACCGTATTCACCACGAGCAGAACCTTTACGGAACAATTTAGTACCAGCTTTCAAATAAGTGTCAGCATCGATAGGAGCACTGTTGTCGTTGTTCACCAACTGTACAGTGTAGACAAAACCATCAGTTACAGGAAGGATGTCGTCAGAAGTAACGTACATTTCCATACCGTTGTACTTGTCATAAGTGATGATATCACCGTGACCGAATGCACGCTTGTTCAACTTGATAGTGAAAGGTACACCATCAGCTCCAAGAGAACCGGTTTGTGATTCCAAGATGTAAGGAAGATCCTGAGCTACAGGAACTTGCCACTTGTACTCACCACGAGCGTTATCAACAGTGATAGTGTTTTTACCACCGAATGATGCCATCTGATAGAGTGGCATCTCTACTTTTTGAGCCATCGCCCAAAGATCAACAGGACCCATATCAGTAGGTTCTGCTCCACCAAGCATGTTAGCTAGGTGATAGGAATCAACGTGAGAGCTAGCTTTGTAGCTAGTGTCTCTCAAGAAAATCCCATTGTTTAAAACAGGTGTTGCCATTGTTTTAGAGATTAAAATTAATAGTTATTGTTAAAAACGTTTAAAAATATTATTCTGTCTAGGAATTGATCTTCCTTTTTTGGTTTCCTTTTCTTCAGGAGCAGTAGAGCTCAAACGTTTAGACTGCTCTGTTTTAAGCTGTCTTACAGTTTTCTCAACCGCTTCTTTTTTACCAATCTCTGCAATCTTACCACGGTAACCGTCCGGATCAGATAGCAACCACAACGCTTCAGAAATCAAGCTGTAGTTAGGTTCTACAAACTGATATTTTTCTAAAAGGTGACCGAGGAGATTAGTTTGTCCTCCACGAACTGAACTGTAATTAGGTTGAACTAAACCTGCATATAGAGCAGATTGTGTTTTCTTATCCAACTTAATACCGTTAAGCTCGCCTTCTTTTAGTGCAGTATATACATTGTCCATGTAATCTTGAGAAGCTTTTTCTTGTTGTGCCTTCATTTGTTCTTGTTCTGCAAGTCTTTGTGCAATCACTTCTTCTTGCATAGCATCCAACTTAGGTTTCCACTTCTTAGCTTGTTGCTCAAGTCTACCTAGATCTTTCCATGTTTCGATTTCATCTGCAATTTCTGCATCATTACCAAAACCTGTAGCTTGTAAATATTGACGTACAATTCTTTCTTGATCATTTTCATTTGATACATCCAATTGTCTCTGTTCTTCAACAGAAGATAATGCACGGAACAAACCTTTAAGATCTTGACCACCATCCATCACATATTTAGCAGCATACTGGAGTTCTTCAGGAAGCGCTTCGAAGAACTGACGTGGTACTTCTTCTTGAAGCTTTTTTTCGCGTTCTGCGTAGTTAGCTTCAATTAGCTCTTTCCAGTCATTTACAGAGTACTCTTCAATACTTTTATCATCATCAAAAGGAATGATAACTTCATCCTCAAAAAGCTTGTTAAAAATGCTAATAGGATCACCTTTTTTAGGTCTTCCTACTTTCTTCTTTTCAACTACCTCTTCTTCATCTGTTGCATCTAACTCTGCAAGAATCTCATTAGGATCTTCTTTAGTTTCAGCAACCTCTTCAGTAGAGTTTTCTGTCTCTTCTTCAGCAGCTTCTTCTGAGTCACCTTCTAGGAAACTCATATCTACTGCGCCCGCATTTGAAAGAACGTTAGGTTTTTTAGTTTCTTCAGTTGGTAAAGTAACGCTGTCTGCACCAGGAGCTCCATCAAATAGGGCATCAAGATCGTCAACTTCTACTTCACTAACTGTTGTTTGTTGGTTTAATTCGCTCATAACTGTTGGTTTATGTCTTTCTCATTAATAATATACAAATGCTTTTCTAAATAAACTTTAGAAATTTGTTTATTTGGTTGGTTTTAAAAAACTTTTTAGGAGTATATAGCTATAGTAAAATACCTTTCCTGATTAAGAATCTTTCTTAGGTGGAACATCATATCTGTTCTTATTTTCTTTAGCAATTTCAAGCTTCTTATTTGCAACATCTCTTTGCGTAGCAAGCTTCTCTCTTTCAATCTGCATTTTTTCCTTACTCATAGCTCTCTTATTGATAGAATCCTCCTTTTTAAGGTTGAGTTGTTCTTGAATTCTATCCTCCTGACGAAGCTTAACCATGTAATCTTGGAAGTCTGATTGCTGATTCTGATTGATGTCTTGCATAGATCCATAACCCGCTGCTCTGATTTCTGCTACTGTAATGTCTTTCTGACGTTCTTTTTCGTTTTCTTCTTGTTCGAATTGTAGCTTCATCTGAGCTTCCTGCTGCTTAGCTTGAATCTCTTGCTCTTTCATTTGTTGCATCTGCTGCATTTCTTGCTGCTTAAGTGCTTGCTGCTTAGCTTCAGCTTCTTTAAGAATATGAGTAACCTCTGCTATATTATCAGCTTTAACAATATTACCTAGATCATAAATAGATGCACCGGTAGTATTGTTAGTCATTGCAAGTTGCTTCAACTGCTCTAAGATCTGTCTTTGATTAGTCTTAGTAGTACAGAAAATATTAAGATCTCTTAGCATCAAATCCGTACCATTCATTTGGAAGTTGATCTTTTCATCAACAGTTGTCATATACTGAAGACGAATAGAAGGATTTGTACTATGATAGTATTGTGCAATATCTGTACGCATCTTATGTACTCTAGGCATCAAGTAGTCTGAATGCTGAATAAAGTACTGTTCAGTCTGTGCGTAAGAGTTAGCAATAGCCATACGTAGTCCTGTAGCAGTTGGTTGTTCAACCGCTTCACCTAAACGCTGAGGAGTAATACCAATAGTCTCCATAGCTTGCTGCTTAAAGTAGTTTGCAAGCTGGGTTCTAGACATCAATCTGTTTGTTTGCTCTAAGTTCAGTGTCTGATAGTGTTGGAAATTTAGAGCATTCTCAGTATTAGTGATAGAAGTATCCAGAGGTAACATCTGGAAGTTCTTCATTGCTACGTATGCTTTAGCTAAATTGTTCTTACCCCAATCTTCTCCGAGTGAGTGACGTGGTAAAGAGTTTTGATCTAAAAGAATGATCGTACCTAATTCATCTACAAGGATGTCCGCAATCTGGTTATTTACAATGTTATAACCAATCTGGTAAGGTTTCATCAAATCTACTAGTGATGTAGATCTAGTATTTCTATCTGAGAAAACAGAACCCTCTACAGGTAGTTTACAACCATACAAGCTGTCTTCTCCTTTGAACTGGAATCTCAGTCTGCCTGGTTTGTTTTCATTAATGCCAATATACATCGGACTCATGCTATCTTTTTCTCTAGGCATTCCCCAGTGAGAAGGATAATTAGGTCCGATTTTAATACCACCCCAAGTTTCATTAATCCAGATCCAATCAATATGATCACCGAATACTAATGTCTCTTTAGTTTTCTGTTTGATCAGAGTGTTATTGTATAATGGTTTATCTACTACTTTGTATGACTCATCAACAATATCCTGGTAAACATTTCCGTTTTCATCAATGCGGTATAGGTGTCCCACTTTACGCTGTGATTTCCAGTATACCGTAGTAACTCTTACTAGGTTTGTAGTACCAAATTCAAACAGATCTTCTGATTCTCCTAAAATCCAGTTAACTACATCCCCATTGTGTCCACTATAAGCATCTCTAGTTGCCATAAACTGACGATATCCTAGTGAAGGCATCTCAGTATTCCACTTATGTGACTGAGTTGCATCATAGTAACTACCATCATTTTGCTGACCACCGATAGCGTATCCTGCAGATTTAATTGGATAAATTGCTTCTAGCTCACGTAATTGCTCTTCAGTCATCAAATAACCGTACTTGTCAATTACATCAGCTACTGTCATCATATCTGACTTACCTACGTAGTTACTATCAGAGATGTAACGTACATCTGGAGACTTATGATAGAATGTAAGAACTGGGTTCCACAACTCTAGTTCATAATCATCTTCACCCATACGGAAATGCCAGAATTCTCTATCCGTAATAAGCATATCACGGAAAGCTCTTTCTTCTAATTCTTGGAGTTTGAATCTTTCCTCATCTACTTTAAGCTGGTGCATTGCCCACTCTTCGATGAGAGATCTGTAGTCTTTGCGGAAGAAGTCCTCAATTTCAGGAAGAGTTTTAAGATTTTCAGGATTAAGCGCGTTCTGATACTCTTCACTTTCTACTTCAATACCAAGATTAGCAAGTTTATTTGCCATTTTCATTTCTGCTTCAGCAAGGAGTGTCTTCTCGATCATCTCTCTTTTTTGCTCAAGCATTTCTAGATATGATATATCATCTACTGCTCTGAACTGCACGCGATTAGAACGCTTAGCAAACTCAGCAGTTAGTACATTAATTACGTTAGGAATAATAGGGTAGAACTTAATTTCTAATGCTGACTCATCTTCTTGAGTCAGAATATCTACTAAATCCATGTATTCGTTATCATCTTCAACTACATAGTCAGTTTTATCGATGATACCTTTAGCAAGTTTATAGTTTTTAAGAAGACGTCTAGAGTTTCTTCTAAGCTGGCGCAAACCTTGTGTTTCAATCCAGTCGATGTTCCATGCTGCCCACTCTTCGTCTTTATCCTTCTTAGGTAAAAACTGTATAGGTTGGGTAAGAGTACCCATTTTTTTGAACTCTGCTTTCGCACCGTTCTTTAGCTGCATTGCATTAAATACCTGCATATCAATAGCTTATTGAAGTTGACATACCAGAGTATGTTAAATTTATTCCAGGCGCAGTTTCCAGGTAGTCATAAGATACCTGAACACCTCCAGTATTGTTCTGATACACAAACATCATTTCAGATTTTTAAACGCGCTTTTTTTTGAACCACCTAAAAGTTTAGAAGTTTTACCTCCCATGTGCCTAAAGGGGCTCATCTTTAATTTATATAAATTATCTGATTTCTCCAAAGATTCAGTCATGTTCTCTTGTCTTTTTGCGTAACCTCTGTTAGATTGTTGAACTTTAGCAAAAGCAACAAGAGCAGCAAATGCAACCAAACGGTCAACGTTTAAACCTGGTTGATACGCTAGCATTTCTTTAAGTAACATGGGATCAGGTATTCTTTCTACGCCATACCTTGTTTTTACTACTGTGCCGTCTACTTCATTTTCTACATCTATTTCTTCTCTTAAAAACTCAATAGCGTAGGATATCAAGTGACTTTTAAATAATGTACCCGTGTTCTTCCAACCGTATTCTTGGTAAACACTTTTGTTACTACCGATATCTTTTAAGAATAGAATTTGATTCTTAGGTACAAGGAATCTTTGCTTCCTTTTAGAAATCATGTACTGAATAAAGAGAGCAATGTTATTCTCTACAAGTGTCCAAGCGTTATACCATTCAATAATATTTTCCAGCATCTCATGTGTAGTCTTGATATTATCATATCTACCACACCATGCTGCTACAATCTTATCACCCTCTATAAAGCTCTCTATACCGTTTTCTGTCTCTCTGGTAACCTCCACTGGGTTCTTGTACACAAAAATGCTACAGAGCGAGTCTGAGGTGGTTGTTTTACCTTCTGACACGGGGTCAATCGA